AGAGATCCTTAGCCTTAGCGGCAATGACCTCGTCATCCGTCTTGCCGTCCGCCTCAGGGTCATCACCTGTTGGGATGAGGAACCCAGTAAGCAGAGCGTACTTGAGTGCGCCGGTAGCTGCCTTATACGCAGCCTTGTCGCCGCTGTCCGCCCCGGTGCCGATGGACTGGAACGAGATAGTCTCGCCACTGTCACCGTCCGTGAGCGTCCAAGTGAAGCGAAGGGTGAGCAGCGCCTGCTTACCAGATGGGGTCAGCCCCTCGCTAATCACGTCGATATTGGTCGGGGTCATCGACACGTTGAGCTTGCTCAGCTCGGCACGCACCTTGTCTGCTACGGCCGAAGCCTGCACAAACTTGTACCCCTGGGCGCTGTTCGTGCCGCCCTTCTGCACGTAGCCAACGGCATCCATAACCTTGGCGATCTTAGTAGCGAGTGTGCTCTTGTCTGCCATGTTACCCCCTGCACTTCGTGAGCCACTGGCATCCGCCACATGGCCACATCTTCTTCGGGTCCTTACCCTCCGGCACCGGCAGCCGGAACGGAATCCGTCCCTGCTCCTTAAACTTATTGCCGACCTCGAGAACCCTTATGGCCCTATCATACCACTCCCGGCCGATTGTGTACTCAGAGATGTTGAAGTCATCCTTGCTTACGTACACGACACGAGCGTCCACCTTAGCTAGCGGGATCTTCCGCTCAAGAGCTACGGCGTAGCTGGCTGCCTGAATAGCATGCTCTGCTTTAGGCCCCTTCAGATACTTGAACCCGTTAGAGTTCATAGACTTCATCTCGATTACCTCGAGCTGGTCAGTCTCCTTCCATTGTACCAGATGGTCGACGTTGCCAGAGAAGTTGTACTCTGGGATCTCGACTGGTACCTCCGATTGAAATGCGCTGAACAATCCGGAGGCCCGCAGGTTCCTCTCGAACGTGTCAGCAATGACGTGCCCCTGCTCGAAGATGCGGTACAGCCGATCCTCAAATGGGTTAGTCACCGGCTCGCCGGTAGCCTCGTAGTACTGCTGCCGTAGGCAGGAGCCAAGCTTGCTGCCACGGAAGAACGTACTAGCCGGACGCTCTTTACGGTTAGCCTTTAGACCCAAGTCAAAGGCACGTGCGATAGTCTCCATGACCACCTCCAAATAATAAGACCCACAGTGGATCTCGTCCACTATGGATCTTATAACCCCCCGGTTACGTTGTCAAGTGCTAGATCACTTTTTCCTTGCGATCAGGCACCGCTTGTGCGGGGCATCCCCCTTCGAGCTAGCAATCTGCTTGAGCTGCTGCAGGGTAACTGGTACCCCGTACACCTCTTTGCCCTTGCCGCTCATCGTTGGGTCTGCCCAGAAGATTCCCTCGTCTGTCTTGGCGGCACAGGTCATGTGACCGTACGTGCTGCCAGGCTTACGCTTCTGATGGTCGACATGCCACTTGCTCATGGTAACTGGAGGGTAGCCCTTGGCCTGCTCCACATTAACAAGGATCACGGCACCGGCGCCCAGCGCCTTCTCTACATCAGCCCAAGTCTTTGGGTAGGTAACCTTAAGACCGGCCAGGGGGCCAGCCTTAACCAACTGTGCCAAAGACGACGGGTCAGGTAGGCCATCTCTGTCCTTCCGCCCGACGGCCTCGCCCCACTTCACACCATCAAAGGATGTGTACTTGGTGCCAGTAAGGTGGTTGGCTGCACACGCAAGCGTAGCCCACGCGCAGTCATCCATCCAGTTGTCGGTGACAACCTTGGTCTTCTTCCCCTCGATATTGTCTGTCTGAGTAACGATCTTTAGCTTGCTCATTCTTTCCCCTTTTCGATAATAACTCTTGCGATATCGAGCCAGTTGTCTGCGAACCTTACTCCCCTGTCGTCGACATACGCTGTCGCCGGGGGCTTACCTTCTCCGGTATAGATGTCATCGTATGGGATTTCCCACCGCTCGAGAAGCTCTCGCATCTCCCGCTCTCGCTCTTCCTTGTCTGGCCAATGATGCCAAGACCTGGCTGAGTGGATGACAATCTTATACCCGGAGTCCCGCAGCACGTGAAGCGCATCTACGCAATCACGAGCCGGCACTAAAGTACCGAAGACCCTGACGACAATCGTGTCGTCAAAGTCCACGGCCACAGTGCGGTCGAAGTGCCGCTGGATTTGATCTTCGGTCATCGGTGAAGGATATGCACCATCGGCTTTAGCTTAGCGTACACATCCCGGAGGACCAGAACGTCCGCCTCGCAGTGCTCGATGATCTTCTCATACGCAGCACGGTCGCCATGATCCGCATCGTCCCACGTGCGTGGGTCAAGCGGTGTCTTCTTGTTCTGAACACCGAAGTACTTCGACACATTGTCAAGGGACTTACGGCCAATCGCAATCGACGAACCGGTCGCCTTGTACATAAGGTCAAGGTGCATGCGTGGATTGTACGGCTTGAACCCGTGATACAGCATGCGAGAGTTCAGTACTGGTACGTCGAACAGCTTGGAGTTCCACCCAACGATCACGTCGTACTTGTCGAGTTCTTCGCAGTATGCCTTCACGAGCACACTATCATCCTGCCAATTCTTGCCAGGATGGGTGTCGTGGCTAAGCGTGATCACATTACCCAAGCTATCCGCAATAGAACCGCACAGCATGCGGCGCCAGTTACTGAACGTTGTCTCGATGTCGAAGTAGGCGATGTCGATCCCGACGAAAGGCGGGGTCTTAGAAGCCTTATTCTGCGACGGCAAGAGATCCTCTGGGATACCCTCAGCGTAGCGCTTATGGAACTTCTGGACCTGGTCCTTGCTCATGTTGAGCAGCTCCCCAATCTTGGAGAAGGACAGGCCCTGCTCCTTGAGCTCGCCCACGCGGTCTACTAGGTTGGCCTTTGCCATTACTTACCTCCATTGAAGGCGTCGTACACCTTCGCTGCCAGGGTTACGATGCCGCCCACAACGGACGCCACGATCCCTGCCTTCCATTTTGCCTCAAGATCCCCCGCTTGTCTCGCCTTCCGCACAGCTTGATTGCCGGCCGCGTCAATCTCCAAAGCTCGGATACGGACGTCAATCTCGTCGAGCTTAGACAGCAGGATCTCAAACTGCCCCCGCGTCACAGCTGGAACCTCTCAGGCCGGCCAGCAATTCTTGGGGTGCCTGGAGCGGCCACACCAGAGCGTTGATACACAGGCACAGTCTTTGGCTTAGGAGCAGGGGCAGGGGCAGGGGCACGGCTTGGCGTAGGCGGCTCGGTAGGCGTCGGGGATGGGGTTACCTTGCTCTCCCACGTAACGCCAGGCCCCTTGAACCTGTCTGGCTTTACCAGGTCTAGCATCAGCTCTTCGTGCCCGTCAGTCCTTATGTGCCACTGCATACCGCCAACGTTATACAGGCCGGACACCTCGTCAGCGCCCACGCCAGCGGCCTTCCTACGTACGACGACACGTACTGTCTCGCCAAGTTTAGGGGTTCCTGGCATGCCGATAGGCCCGTACTCTTCAGTCCTAAGCGCCACGCTAATTGCCTGCACGTCTGCGTCAGAGCCGAAGTTGTTAATGTATCCTTGGGCAAAGTTACCAGCAGACTGGGCGGATAGGAATCCAGCCTGGGTCTGGACGGTAGGCAGAGCCGGCTCTGATGCTGAGTATTGAGAAACCTTAACAATACCTTTACTCTTTACCCCGCTTGCTCCTTCCGTACTAGAGCCGATAAGGAAGTCAGTAGTTGGGATAACCCGGACAGAGTTGGTCTTCATGCTAAGCTTGCTCACCACGTTGAACTCTTTAATCTGGCCTGGGTAGATTAGCGTGGCCTGTGCGGATGACGAGACAGAGTGGTTTACAATCAGGCTAGTACCGTCTGCTGTTGCTCCCGGTACTCCGTAGTAATTGAAAACAACCTTAGACCCGTTGATCCTGGTACCCATCTCATTGTCCGCTAGCTCTCGGATAAAGTCTACTGGTCCTTGACCTGCTGTTGTAAATGGGTGCTTTGTTGTACTAGATGCTGCGTTTACTTGGTTTAGACCTGCAAACTTTACAATTGGCACTAGTACTGGATTGTCCTTAGTAATAGTCCCGCCTGTACCTGTTCTGCTTGTTGTTGGTTGTGCTGAGTCAGAGATGTAGATTGTATACCTATCTGTTGAGATTTCCGTAATAGATGCAGCTCCATTAAAGTGAGCTTCGCTGACTCCGGCGATAGCCACTGTGTCTCCTGGTACTACGTTTAGCGGTACGGCACCGGCCATACTAAATACACGCCAATAGCTACTAGTACCAGAGGGAGGGACCTGTGTCAGGTAGTTATTCTGCAGGCAGGACGTAACGTTTAGAACAGTGTCAGGGTAGTCAGCAGTGCGGTCTAGCACGTACATGGGATCGGTTGTTGTGGACATAGCCGAAGTGATGGCGCCGTCAAGGGTATCGCTCTGAAGGCCAGCGGTAAACGAGCTGTCTAGATCCCCAGTGGTGTTGCCCCAGATGTACTGATTGTAGTCTGTCGATCCGTCCTTCGGGCTTAGGTTCCCCCAGTAGAATGGGATCGCGTAGAACTCGTAGCTAACTCCCTCAGTAAGGATTGACATAGTTCGTGTGCGGCCAGTGTGATCCTCAGTCGCTGCGTCATAGTGGCTAACCGGCCTGAGCTTGATGCTGAAATCCAGCGGTGCGTTAAGCGCTGCGTATTGACCGCCGATCTCGACGCTGGAAACTGCGTAGTAATACTCCTCATAGAAATAAAGAAGAGGGCCGCCAGGGTTTGCGTACAGCAAGAACCCGATGCGGCCTTTTGACGTTGAGCTTGTGCCGATTGAGAAGTTGCCCTCGATAGTCTTTCCGGTCTCTCCGTCCTGCCAGTACGCTGTTGATGCGTCACGCCAGATGTACTGGCAACCACTCAGGATTACGGCTCCGGTCTTTTCTCCGGACACTTCCTCGTATGTGATAGTTAGCTTGTCCTTAGTGCCCCAAGTAGAGCCTGCCGTGCCTGGGCTGACGTCGTCAGAAGCTCCGCTATAAATCTCAACCTTACCCACGTTCGGGTATGTTGAGTCGACTACCGGAACCCAGTAACCCTCGCTCTTCTTCCCTGTGTCCCTTGAGGATGCCGTAGAGATGATGTCTTTTGGCGTGGTGCTAGCGATAGTTGTAGTATCGTTATTTGGGATCGCCTTATCTCCAAGCTCGGGACCATGGATGGGCGTGTAGTACTTGTTTAGTGCGGTCATGTAGTCGACGCCGTTAACCACAACCTCGTTGACCCCTGCGTCGTAGTCGGTGATGATACCTGACTGGATGTCTACATACGCAGAGCCGTCCCACTTCTGTACCGAGTAGTGCTGCTGCAATGGCTGGATAAGAGATACCGCTGGGTGGTCTACAGGTAGGGTGAAGTACGCATAGCCAGAGTCATTAGCGTACAGCTGCACGCCAACATCCCTGGCATCTGGGATAACCGCAACAACGTTGTTCTTGGCGAACGGGGTAGCGTTGTTGTACGCCTTCATATCGTAGATTACCACAACGTTCTTACGGGCCATTTACAATAGGGCCTCTCTGATTGTAATGCTTACCGTCTGCCCTGACTGACCAACGACAGACACAGAAGATGTGCCTGGTGGGATGCTGAAGAACTCGTAGCCGGTGAGCGTGCTATTGCTAGTAGAAGAAGCCGTCTTGAACGTGTCTGTGATGGTTGACCCGAACGCGGAGTGCGAGACTGTGTCGCTACCAAGCGTGGCCGACACAGGTGTGCCGGCTGTTAGGTTCCAAGTTACCGTTGGCCATGCTACTGTGTTTCCGTTATTCACTACGCTGATTGTCCCAGTTCCAGTTCGGCTAAACGTAGAACTGTTAGCAGCGTACTTATACGGGTCCTCTGCCAGCAGGCTTAGCTGCACACGCTGGGAGTACCCACGCTCGGCAATGCCAGCAGAGCTGGCGCTGTCGATTGTAAACCTGGGCAGTGCGATTGGCCGCACCATCATGTATAGGCTGGCGGTTCCAGCGGCAGAAGGTTGAGAGAAGGATAGCTTGCGCTTGCCGTCTGCCTCAAGTGCCGGGTATGTGCCAACGTTTGCGGCCCTAGGCTGAGCCTGGAACGCAAAGTTAAGGGCATTCATCTTGTCCCAGAAGTCAGCATACGTGCTGCCGTAAACGGACAGCACGATGTTAATCTGACGGCCGCCAAGGTATGGGTCGTAGCTATCGATGCCGTCGACCAGTGGCGTGTCCTCAACGAATGCAGTCACGCTTACAACTGAGAAGTCAACCTGCTCAATCATGTACCCAGAGATAGGCGCAGACCCAACGGCGTTGGGGTCGCGGATGCTATTGATGTCCAGAGGCGCTGCCCCAGGACGCTGGATAGTTACTGCTGCGCTGAGGTCCATTAGGGGTTCTTCCTAACGCGGCGAACTGCTTTGGATACGCTATCCCAGCGGCGCTCTGCCGCACTGTATAGCTGGGCTAGCTGGATGCTATTGGTGTCTGACGCACCTGATGCAACCTGCCACTGCTGGAACTTGACTCGGTCAGCGATCAGCATGAACATCGCTTCCTTCTGGACCCAGGCACGCACGGCGTTAACACCATCGTCGTCGAGCTCGATAGAGGACGTGTCAATCGTGGGCTGTGTGTAGTGCTTGTATCCAAACACCCGCAGCGTAGATCCGTTAGGCATGACGTAATAGGGTGGCATGTGCAGCTTTCCATTAATAAAGTCCCATCCACCAGTAGCCTGGGCATCCTGGGCAAACGGGATAGAAGCGACAAGCTTGCTGTCTTTGTATACGTCAACACGGTAAACAGTGTCCAGCGTGAGCGTGTTGATAGTAAAGAATGCTCCAACAGCAGGAGCAGTGTATGCAATTTCTTCATATGTCTCCTGTGGGCGGATACGCGAGACCTCCTGAGTACCCCACTTAATCATGTCGTTGAGCTCATCATTGCTCCATGTATTAGTGGCCCCGGAGTCACGCAGGTCCCGCCGGACGATGGTCCTGAGTGCTAGTAGAGTAATAGCCATAAGGTCTCCTTGTGGTTGCGGGGGCCGGGCCGAAGCCCGACCCCCACTCCCTAGTTACGATTAGAGCGTCGAAGCAACCGACTCCACGCGGAGGTATCGCGGCTGGCCAGTCGAGGTATCGCTACCATCGAACTCGCCGGTCGCACCCTCGCCACGGAGGATTGCGCCGAAGCGCATCTTGAAGCCAAGCGTTGCAACCTGCGCGATTGGATCGGCATGGTCGCCGCCCGGAGCCACGAAGTAGCTCTGGAGCGTCTGGCTGTCGCCCACGATGTAGGCGTCAGGTCCGAACACGAACGTCGAGTGGATGGTGAGTGCACCACCAACGCCGCCCGTGAACGTTGCGGCTGACGGCGAAACCATGAAGCGGACACCAGCGTACGCGCCGATTTCTCCGTTGAGGAGGTCGAGCGACTTGGTGTACTTCGTGGCCTCGAGGAAGCCGTTCGTGCTTGTGTCGGTCAAGAGGTCGAACTCAACCGAAGGGTGGATGATTGCGCGATAGAACCCATCCGCGAAGGTTGGGATGTTAGCGGCCTTCATCTTGGCTACGGTCTGCTTGATCTCCAAGCCGGTGAGCTTGTCGCCCGACTGAACGAGTGCGCGTGAAGCGCGGCCCGCAGCGTATCGGACGTTGGTGCCCTGCTTGAGAACGTCACGGATGATGTTGTCCATCGACTCCGTGGCGGCACGAGCGAGGCGCTCAGATGCGATTGAAATCAGGTCGTGCGGGCTGTCGAGCTGCGCAAGGTCTGAAATCTTGAGGACCTTACCGTACTGCTTAGGAACGAACGACTCGGTCGTAACCGTGAGGTCGTACTCAGCAGGGGCGCCTGCCTCGGTAAGGGTGTCCGCCACGCCAAGCGGCGTGAGGTCTGGGTAACGCGCATAACGGATCTCGTTGCTGCCCTTCTGGAAACGACCTGCCGTGTAGTTACCCGGCATTGCGTGCACCAGTCGGTTGCGCAGGTTTTCCTGCGCCTGCTGCGAAACGAGCTCAGTAATGAGCGCAGAATAGGCATTCGATGAGCCAGCGTCAATCGTGGCTCGCGTATTCGTGGCCATTATTTACTCCTTTATTACTCGCCCCAAGGATTGCCAAGGGCAGCGATGTCCTTAACAATGTCCTCAGAGGAGCGCTTCTTTCCGGTCGAAGGAACTTCCTTCGCCGGCTTGTTCGGATCAACGAACTCCTGCTTGGGAGCCCCACCAGTTTTCATAAGAGTCTCGAACTCTCGGGCCCGATCCTCATCGGTCAGACCCTTCGACTTCTCAACCCACTGAACGTAGGAAGGGAACTCCTTGGACAGGCGCTCGCGCTGCTCGGCTTCCCGAGTAGCCTTAAGTTCCTGTTCCAAAGTGGCGATGCGTCGCTGCGCACGCTCAAACTCTGTGAGGCTTGCCTCCTCCATCTGGAGCTTCCAGGCCTGTACCTTGTCGTACTCAGCCTTGACTTCATCCAGCTGCTTCTTGGTAGCCGTGAGAGCCTGGTCCTTGCCAGCCAAACGCTTCTTCCAAGTGGTGATGTCGTTGTCCTGGTCAGTGGCAGGATCTACCTGCGACTGTGCCTGGTCGTTCAACACGACTTCGTCCGTCACTTTAACCTCCATTTGCTTGCGACCCTTATGGGGTCTTTGGTTTAAACAACTCGTCCACAGTGGACGTGATTGTTTCCGCAGCGGTTAGCGGACCGACTGACATGGCAGGCTTGAGAATGTCTTGGAAGACAGACCCGCCTGGGCTCCACTCAGTTCCGTTCGCCGCCCGCTTGTAGAGATTGCGTGCCCATTGTGGCGGCACTGCCGCAACATCCCATGGCACGCCTGGGAACATCATTGTCATCATGTATACAGAGTTTGGGTGCTCGTCTAGCCAGGTCTTTAGCCCTGGGTTTGTCTCGAGCTCGTACTCGAAGTAGTCACGCACGTGCATGTAGGCAGAGTACCCAGCCATCGGAGCCTTGGCGCCGAACGGTCGCTTGAACAGGAACTCAATCAGCTCAGGCAGGATCTTCTTGAACATGTAGCTGTATGGGTACATGGCCAGACCTGGGTGGTTGATAGTCCTCTCGAAGAACGAACGGTCAGACGGGAAGTAGGTTGTAGTGTTGGCCTGGTCAAGGGCCCTGGTGTAGGCGTACTGGAATGCGTTATACACAGTCTCTTCTGCCCCGTGGTTGGATACAACGCTAGTCATGCCATTGCCAAAGTTGCCAGCAAGGTCTGGCTTGGCTGCCACTCGACGAACCATCTCTGCCTGTACGGAATCCCGGAAGGCACGTCCGTCAACGATTGGGTCTGTGCCGCCTCGGACTACTGAGTTTACTACGTCGTTTACCTCGTCGACGATGTATTGAATATCCTTGCTGAACCCCTGGCCAACGAGCATCGCCTCTAGAATCTTGCCTGTGTGTGGGTCAACGCCCATTGGATCGGCAAAGTGCAGCTGGGTTGCAAGGGCCTCGAGTGCACTGCGCTTGTGCTGCAGCAGTACCCAGTCACGGCCAAGCTTCTGGAGGTCGGTGTGTAGGTTCTTCTGTGCAGTCTTAACAATAGCGATGGTCTCTTCAGTCATGTCACCAGTAGACCTTACTTCACCCTCCGCACGGCGGAGTGCGTTGCGCAGGTTGTTGGCGGAGTCAGCGAACCGAGATACATCGTAACCGGCGTCGCTGAGGCTAGACACATGCTTCTCTAGTGTGGCCATGTGCAGCGCCGGGTTGGCAATAAGCTGGGCTTGCAACTGCTCTTGGGTAAGAATGCCTACGTTTGAGCCAATCACATCCGCCTCTGGGGCGAAGCGCCCGCCGGTAACCAGCTCTCGCTGCGCATCGGCCCATGCCTGGCGGTTAGGGTCTGGGATTCTACCGAAGCCCACGCCGGCAGGTCGTGACACTTCGATGTCGTTCCATACGCGAGTAGGGTCACTTAGTCGGAGACGGTAGTTCACGTAGTTAGTGAACAGGGCACGAGAGTCTGAAGTTCCGTACTGCTCTACCAGTGCTGACCACAGGTTGAAGTCCTTCTCTCGAAGTGTCTCTGAGAATGTCTTGGCCGTGATGTCAAGGGCAAGGGCATCTCGAGCGGCCATCTTCTTGTTAGCCAGGTCGTCCAGGTGCCTGCCATTCTTGAGGTTCTCCCAGAACCCAGCGTGCATTACGACATCGTCATACCGGCCAGTCATCGCCTGGGCCACAGCGTCCTGACGGAATACCGCCATGAAGTTTGCATTATCAACGAACGACTGAGTCTCTGGCCCAACCTTGGTCAGGTCACGAAGCTGGCTTGCAGATACCATCTGTGCGTTCTTTCCGTCAGCCATCATGGAGAATACGGTATCTCGGTCTACCCCGCGTGCAGAGTTTAGGATCGGGCTTTCAGTGTACTCTTGCAACCAGTAGATAGGGTTGAGCTTGAACTTCATTGTTGGGTACCACCTGTCAGTCCAGGTAGCAATCTGAGTCCCGAACTTGCCTTCCTTAAGCCCGCCAGTGAAGTACTGGGTAAGTCCGACTACGTTCTTGTCTCCGCGGAAGGCAAACATGGTAGCGTTAACTGGGTTGAACTGTGCTCCGAAAGCATTGCCGGAGAAGTTCTGCAGGAACTGCTTGTAGGTTCCAGGTCCTCCAACTGTATCAACTGCCTGCTTAAATGCATCGTTGATTACCTTAGGGGACAGACCTCGCGCAGACACGCCCTCTTGCACGCCACGAGCTACCAGCTCATCTAGGATGGCGTCAACGTGCTCCTGGGTCAGGCCTCCGCGTACCAGGTATCCGGCAAGCCTGCGTCGGATGGAAGCAGTGACGTACTTCTGTGGGATTGGCGAGAACATGTTGCCCATGAAGTTCTGAAGCGCAGTAGGCTTGTAGTCAAGGATCTGCTTGCCGTAGCGATTGGCTACCTTCTGTAGTCCCTTGTTAGACATATCCACAAACGGCATTACCTTGCTGCCCCACAGCTGCCGCTGTCCAGGGGTTGCGCCAGGCATCTCCAGGAGAGCTGGCTTGTAGATCATGTTGTTCTCTGGTGCGCGAACTAGCCGGTATGCCCCGCCGTTAAACGTTCGGACAATGTTCGGGTCTTTGCCTAGCAGCCTGAGCGCCTGTTCGATTGCGGTAAGGTTCCGCTCAGGGAAGCGGTTGACTGCAAGCCCGGTATCAATGGCCTCTCGTAGGTACTTATTGATAGCGTCTGCGTTCTTGAGGTCTCCATGAACAACTCGGATATCGTCAAACTGTTCTGTTGCTCGATTGGCCCACGACACGCGGATGTCCTCAAGGTTCTTGGCCTTGCGAGCATCAGAGATTAGATCCTTAAGAATCTTGTCGTACTCAGCCCCCTCGTTATGGCTGGCACGCATTGTCTCTAGGCGCTTAATAAATCGATCGACTTGCTTCTGGCCACCAGCCCTGTCGAATGCCCGTACGACACGCCCGTCTTGGGCAATTGTGTCAGCGGATGTGGCGGCCTTAAGCTCCTTCTGCTTGGCCAGCTCAAGGCTCTTTGTAATCTTAGCGAGCTGGCTGTATGCGTCGACAAACGCGAGAGACTTATCACGGAAGATGTGTCCGCTTGATACAATGTGGATCTTCCCGGTAGCCTCGAAGATCGCCCGTAGGTTATCGACAACTTCCTTGCCATATCGCTGGGTAAGGGCGGTTGTGTTCCCAGTTAGGATATCTTCTACAAAGGTATTGTACATAGCTGCGGTCTTGGCGGATGTCGCATACCCGGTAGACTCAACAGCAAGCATACGTGCTGCGGCAAGGCTTGCCGAGTCGGCGTCCTTTAGGAATCCGTCAGGAGTGTAGAACTTAGAGAAGTTATTATCGAACCAGCTGTCGAACTGCGGAGCGACCTCGTCGAAGCTGTGCCCAAGTGATGATGCAATGCTAGTGATGTGCTGCCGAGCAAGTGTCCTGGCTTCTGCCAAAGATCCCAGCTTGGAGACAATCCGAATCTTTGTTCCCTGGATCTCGTCTACGGATGCGCGTACGTACTCCGAGAGCCCGCCCTCTTTGATACGGCCAACCAGCTTGTTCTCGTAGCTAACTCCGGATGCTCGCATAGCTCCTAGCTCGCTTGCATTCATCTGGCTTTCAATGAAGTTGGCAAGCTGCTTGATTTGAGGAAGTGCCTTTCGGCCCTCTTGGGTGGCAGCTACAATTGGGTCAACGTTGCGAAGGAACTCAACGCGGCTTCGGAGCTCCGATACGCTACCGGTATCAAACAGCTTGACTACGCCGGTGTCCTTAAGCTCTGCGCTGTTAGCTACCTGCTTCATCTCGTCGACGACTTCTTCTGTTGTAAACTTAACGGCTGCGCCCCTGCCCCTCTGCAGCATGAGTCGGTCGATAGCGTCGTAGTAAAGTTTGCCAATCTGGTCAGCTGCGTTCATGGCGCGGAACTTATTGCTGCCATTCATAAGATGCTCTGTGCCGATAATGCCGAAGTTGGCAAGGCCTCGGCCGATGGTATTCTTTACGTCGTCCACTTTGCCAAGGTGCTCAAACATACCGGATAGTCCAGCTACGTCCTCGTTTAGCAGGGCGCCGTCAAGCTCCTTGTATAGCGCGTGCCAGTTTGCCCCGAACAGACCGGCTCCTACGCGCTTGAACCCCTCGCCAAGTCCGTCAGTCGCAGCCTTGTACACGTCGTACATTCCAGCAAGTACTCCCTCGTCGATAGCGCTTGCTGCCTTCATGGCGTTGTTTGCGCGGGAGATCTTCTCTTCTGCTAGGGCAATACCCTCTGCGTTGCCAGCCTTCCGTGAGGCCTCGAGCTCCTTACGTGCCTGCTCGATTGTGATACGCGCATCTCGGCCAATGGCAAGCTTCTCGCTAAGGTTCAGACCGCGTGGCTTGTTGAGGATCATAGCTGCCTTTTGTGCCGAGGAAAGCTCAGGTACTTCTTCTACAACGGTCTTTCCGGCCCCAAGCAGAGACTTGATATTTTCTAGGCGTGCCGCCTGTGCCTCTGCTGCGGAAGCAAACTTGCCGGCCTTTTTATATCCAGTGATACCACCAGCGATAAGTCCAGGCAGGAAGCCAGCGCCGCCAGTCGCCGCTCCTAGGGCAAGCGCACCGGTGGTTGCCCCGCCCACGGCGGCCAGTGGCTTTAGGGCCCCGGCCTTAGCGAAGACTGCTGGCGTGAAGTTAAGTGGGTCTGTAAGCATCGTGAACAGAAGGTTCGCGTCTTCGCTGTCCGACCAAGCGCGCTGAGACTTGATCATGTAGTCAACGACCTTACCGGTATCCATTCCAGAGTTGAGCATGTTCTGGATGTCTGTTGGGAGACTAGACCTGTCTGTAACCTTAAGTCGAACATTTGCAACAAGATTTGCCAGCACCTCGCTAGGAACAGACGCAAGCTGCAGGGCAGCGCCAATGCCTGCACCTACTGGAGTCTTGCTGACGAAGTCAGCCGCCTCTCCAAGGAATGGAATCTTGCTTCCGATATCAAAGCCGGTCTTTACTACATCCTTAATCCCTGCACCCATCTGCGCAGCAAGCTTCTCATCAGGGCGCAGACCATCTAGCTTATCTTCCCCGCCAATGTCTAGCTTAAATGCTAGGTCGCGGCCGGAGATATCAGTGCTAGGCGGTCTGGTCTGGTCGTTAGAGTAGCCTACTAGTGGCATTAAAAGACCCTTCTCTCAGATGCGCTAAACGGCTTTGGAGTGGAAGGGCTGAACCCACCAGGTCTAGGCGTGGCTGGGGCTGGTGTTGCTGGGCTTGGAGTTGTTGGCTTCGGAGTCGACGGCGTTGGGATTGCCGGAGACGGTGTTGGAGCTGCTGGCTTTGGTGTCTCTGGTTTGGCCGGGTTAAAGAAGTCACCAAGGTTCCGGAATGCTCCGCCGATAAAGTCGCCAATACCGCTGAGGTCTGGCGGGGCAAACGAGCCAAGCCCCTGCTCAACTCCAGTGAAGTCAACAGGAGACTTAGCGCCCTCTGGCTTCTTGTACCCTGGACCAACGATAGTGTCCCATAGCACTCCAGGAATTTGACCAAGGTCCATAGCTGGAGCCGGAGTAGTCGGGATGGTGTTCCCAAACATCGCGCTAACCCTTGCTGTGACATCCCCGTATTGCCCGAACTTGGTCACTGAAGTATCGATGTCGTACGTTGACGGCACCCCAGGGATACCCTTGTAAATTGCCTTAAGGACGTCGCTCATGATTGGCTTATCCCTACCGGCCTGGGCTGCATACAGCCCGGCCTCAGCAAGGATTTTTTCTTTTCCTCTTGCGAATGAAGCGTCGATTGCATCCTTTGTGGTACGTGGGTCTGCGATAAACCCAGCGTACTGGAATGTAGCTACATCATTTTCGCTGATGTTCATAATGCCAGAGCCAACGCCGCTGGTAGACTTGCCGATGAACGCTGGGTCTGCTGGGTTAAAGATGTTTTTGTAATACTCGCTAACGTCCTTGCCCTTAGCATCGTATGCGGCCGTGCTGTCGATAAAGATGTTTGGCACCTTACCGCTGCCGGAGTTAATGACAGCAGAGTCATCGATGTCGATACCAACGACGGTAGACATCCACCGCTTCCAATCTTTGTACGGTACAAGGACACCGTTCGCGGAGGCCCCATTAGGGCCAGCTAGGTTACCAACAATCCGGACAAACATTGTGTCCTTGGCTCCTACGTAGCCGCTGGAGGTGTTGCCTCCGGTTCGGAACACCTGAACCGTCATTCCGGTGGCGCTAGACCAGTCCTGTGGGTTCTGCTCTGTGCCCTTAGCGTTGATTGTAATAGGCATGGAGATACCGCCGTAGGTCTTGCCTCCGACGCTGACCATGGTAGGTACGCCGCCAGCCGGGGCTGCGCCCTCGTATGCGACTACCTCGCCTGTTCCCTTGATCAAGACCTGCCCACCATTGTTGAGCACATTCTTGCTCCAGGCAGTATTAAACATTGTGTTGATGATGGACTTTGCCGTGATCACAGCTGAGCCGCCAAGTGTTGGAACATCTAGCGTCTTGTCTGCGATTGCTGCTGCCTTCATCTGGATATTTGTGTAGTCATCGAACGAGATCTTGCCATTTTCGATTGCAGTAACAAGCTCGTCCTGGCTGATCGTACCGCTCTTGTCAATGTCGTCAATGTTCGTTCCGGCTACAAGTGAGGCAGGGATTTCACCTTCTGCAAGGTCTTTGATCCAGTTAAAGTTAGTTAGGTCCTGCTCCTCGATAGACTTGCCGAACAGCTTAAGCACGCTAAGAACAGCCTCTGGGTGACCGCCGGTAGCGTTTAGTGTGGTACCTTCGCCAGTGAACATGACACCGGCTGCGGCTAGGTTAGTTCGCAAATCGTCCATCGCGTTCCCGCCATAGGCGATACCGAACTCCATTCCGGAGTTCTTTACGAACGTACCTGTTGACGACTTAAGCCTTGCGTAATCGGCTGCGATTCCATCGGCGTAGTCTCCGGCGTCCGCAAACCCTCCAGCCGCAAGGGTGGAAAGATCTTGCTGCCCGGCAAGAGTTGCGGCGTTGAATTCCGCAAGTACACCGGCGTCAGCGTACTGCACGATGTCTGCATATACGCCAGTATATCCAGAATCCTCAGTTCCGGCAGCTGCCAGAGTCTGAAGGAGCTCAATAAACGGATAGCTTGTCTGGGTCGATTGAAGAGCTTCGTTGATTACGTCAAGCATGGCTGGGTTACCACTGTCAGCGTACGATTGGATAAGCTTCTCAGCTGCAGCGTTCATGCTGCGCTGAATGTCGCGCATGTCATTGGCGTACTTGTCACGAGCGTCGACGGCCCCCTGGGTCTTAGCCTCGGAGGCAGCCTGGGCCTGAAGCCCTAGAATAGTGCGGTACTCCTTGCTGTCTTTGGTGAAGCCAGCGTCGATTGCTGCCTGGAGCTGGCCCTTCAGCCAGCTGTTGTAGGCTCCGCGACTAATGCTTCCGCTGTTGACTCCGGCAACCTTCCCATCGTTTAGTACGTCGAACTTAGCCGTGAACACCACTCCCCTAAGCTTATCAGCCTGTACGGTATCGCCATTGACTTCAAGGTCTGCAATCTCCTGGGCGGCCCACGACTCAATGTCTGTCAGCCTTACCTCTGAGATTCCACGGTTGGCGAAATCAGCGCCAAGCAAGCCGAAGTCAATCTGCGTGCCATCTTCCATTGCGCCGATAATAAGGTTCTGCACGTCAGTACGGTATCGGCTCTCGAAGGATGCCATCTGAGAGTTGAGCGTCTCATACTCAGTTGACCCGGGCGGGAACCCGGCAAGCATGTTGCGGTAGTACTGGAGGACGAACTCGCCGTCCACGTTCTGCCCATTGAACTGGGAGCTGTACCGACCGTCCTTCATGTTTGTGTTGTATGCAGTTAGGATCGACGTCATCTCGTCGCTCATCTGCTGCTTCAACAGATTATAGATAACGACGGACAGGTTCTGGGTTGTGCCTGCACCTGCCCGACCGAACTTACCTCGTCGTGCCATTTCTTATTCTCCTTGCTGTGGCACGCCGCCCTGTGCGGCCTGCAACATTGCCATTAGGTCAGCTCCACCACCCTGCGCGTTCTGCGGTAGGGACTCCTGCGGAGGGAGGGCCTGCTCGCTTGGCGAGTTCAGCATCTCCATACCACCGGCGGGAGGGTTCATACTTGCCATAGCCTCCATGGCGCTGTTCTGGCCGGCCTGAGCCTGGGCCTGAGCTGCGGCTGGTGGCTGCTGCTGCATCTGGTTGAACATCTGAATGAGGGCACCCATCGTCTGCACTGCTGCAGGGTTGAGTGTCGCATCCGTCTGCTCGTCTCGGATGAGGTCCTTCTCGCCCTCTGGGTCGTTGACGCCCATGCGATCCATCGCACGCTCGGCAGACCAGAGTCGGTTCTGGACCATGTTGATTGCAGTCTGGGCAAGTTCGATTGTGTCTCGTGGCGTAAGCTCAGGTGGCGTAATGGCCAGCTGGTACTCGCCGTCAACAATGTTCGCAACTGCCTTGTCCTTGATCTCCCACATTCGTGCGCATGTCTCCCAAACCTGGTTAATCCAGCTGTAGAGAAGCTTGCGCTTCGGGGAGATGCGGGCTTCGTAGTTGGCCATAAGCTGGGCGATAGCCCGGCTGGAGCCAAGGACGCTGGATGGGGCCAAGCCAAGGAGTAGGTCGTTTAGGCCAGACACCACGGCAAGCTCTCGGTCGATGCGCTTGTTGTAGTCTTCGACCTGGAACTGAGGGATGAATGGGTTGATCGACTCAATCCGGTTACCGGCTCCAGGAGTAGCAACCTGGTTAGGCTTAGGGATTGCGTTGGCTGGCACCTCATCTGGTGCCTCAGCGCCAACGAGCTGCCACATCTGCCCGCCGACGACAGAGTGGATCATCTGGGCCTGGGCCGTGATCTTCTCGTCCTTCTCGCGTAGGAGCTGCTCAATGTCGTACAGCTCTGGCTTGCCGTATGGGCTACCAGGGATAATGCTGTTTCGAAGGATGATGTACGGGATGGCACCTTCGAGCTCTGGGTGCTCTGTCCTCTTGACGACAGTGTTGCCGACAATGATTACGTTGCAAACAAGAGGCGGCTTGCCGGGCTCTGTTGGGTGCTTGTACCAGTAGTCCAGGACCTCAATCTTCATCTGGTCATAGGCAGTCTGGTAGCGGATTGGGTCTCGGTGATAGCTGTTTAGGTAGATGCTGGCGATAGGGTCGTCATGCGTGCTGGAGGACGTGTATGGGAACCACTTGTTCCCGTCGTTCACAGGGATGACGTCTACGCCCCACTCCTCGAGCACTGCTTGAGGCGAGAGGCCGTAGCTGTATAGCGCCCAGTCGACGCGTGTGTAGTCGGAGCTACCGTACCCAAGGTACAGGTTCTCCGGCGTGTCCACGATCTGAATCCGTGGTAGCTTCTTTACTGGGTCCCAGTACACCTTGGCCGCGGTTGTTCCATAGAGTGACTTGAGAAGGCACGCTTCCTCTAGCCGAAGGTCCATGTCGTTGCTGTCCCACCAAGCGTAGAGCAGTCGCTCTCGTCGGTTGGCAGCTTCGCGCTCCGGCATGTCTGGGCCGGTAGGAACGTAGTTCACTACTGGGCTCACAGCCTGAAGGGAGGAAGGGATATTCACATAGGCGGCGTGGATGTTGACAGACACGTGCGAGCGGCCTGAAAGCCGTGCGCTTGGGTCCTCTGCCCAGTGGTCTGCACCTCCGAGCGTAAAGGTCTGCGGGTGGTAGTAGTGGTCAAACCGTCGATACAGAGCGCGCATTCGGTTCTGCTCGGGCTCAACAAGCTGCTTCCTGTTCATAGCCTCTAGAACGAGAAGGTAATCCTCGTTCTCCTCTGCCACCTCTCCTAGCTGGTTGAGTCGCTGGCGCTCAAGGGACATGCCGCGCTTCTGGGCATCGGTAAGGGCGGTGAGTCGGTCGAACTTAGGGTTGATCTTAGCTGCTCGTACCTTGCCGCCAGATACGACGACATCGTTAATCGTGCGGCCTGCGCCTGCCTTCTTCGTCCGGCCGTTGGCGATTGCGCTGGGGAGTGCGCGTGCCTTACGGCCCTTCGTTACGGCTGGGGTGGCCTCGGTCTTGATAGGCGTGCCAGGAGCGGCTACGGCAGTAGTCTTCTGTCCGCGGATCTCCTTGCGGGCCGTATCGATGGCCTTCTTAATGCCTTCGATGTTTGACTTGGTAACGACGTTAGGATCGGTTGTGATCATGGAAGGAACTTCCTTGCCATTCACAAACGACCCAGAGCTAATCTTTAGCTTATCTTTAGGCATTTACAATCTCCCCAAAATAACTGAACACCGGCTTCTCTACCGGGTTCGATGGATTTCTGACCGCATGTCTAACTGACAGGGCCAGCGCCATTACGGCGTCAGTGTCCATGTGTTTGTCGTTGAGCTTGTAGCCCAGCAACTGCCTTCGAAGTTCCATCCATGGTCCTCTACGTGGGAACTTGATCTGACCTCGGTCGATAATCGCCTTTAGGTCTGCCAGAAGCTCAAGCTTCTTGGCCTTTGTTCCGCCGAAGTCGTAGTCCCTAAGTGGCTTGATAATGCTGAACTCCTGGCGGAAGAGCTTTCCACCGAATCCAGTTGAGTCAATGGTGCTTGTGCATGCAGCACCGTCTTGGTTATATAGTAGGTGTCCTTCGCGTACCATGTTGACCACCGCAGGGATTGTCTGCTTGCCAACCTTCCTTCGGCACCGAACCCCCACCATCATGTTGCGTTCTGTGTAGTCGATAGTTACCGCCCACGTCGCGTCTGAAGAAATCCCAGGGTCTACGCCCTGCGAGTACCGGCGCCCCTTGCTCGGCGGTAGCTCTTCCTCGAAGTCGACAAAGCACTGGTCTACCATCTCAGAGGAGAAGTACGAGTCACGGGCTTCGATGAAGTATCCGTCGATGTTCTGAGGAACAAGGTACTCTGCCTGCTGTCGGAGGATGGATTCGAACGTCTCTGACTTCAGTCCGTAACCTACGTTGTCCCTGGTTGAGAGACGGAAGCTCATGAACTGGTCATCTCGGTTTGGGTTCTCTGGGTTCCCCAGCTCCCACAGGTCTGCGTAGTCGTTGATACCCTCGGTCGGAGTGCCGATGAAGTGTAGCTGTCCACCTGTGGACAACCTTCGTAGGTTCAGAACCTCTTGGTAGATCATGAGTAGGTGCGGCTCGAAGGCCGCCTCGTCGAACGAGATGCCGTTCATGTCCTTACCAAGCAAGGCCTTTGCCTTGTCTTGTGTGGTACGGAAGTGGATGTTCGCACCTCCGAAGATTGGGTCCACCTTGATCCACAGGTACTCCCCGCGGTACTTCTTCTCGAAGTTGTAGACCTGTCCGATTTCTTTCACGATTGGGCATCCACGGCCCTTTTGGGCTGGGTGGCCACCTTGAAGAAGCATGGCCAATTCTCTATGCACCAGTTCAGCCGTTTCCTGCTGGATGCCTACGTGATACCATTCATAAGGCTCGGTAGTCCAACGCTCCGCGTCTTCGACGCTTCCCTGCGTTGGGGGGCGAAGCCCCAGCTTGTAGGTGGCAGAGTGCAGGACCCCGACCGCCATCCCCAAAGTCTTACCAGCCCGGTTACCGGCGCTGCATACGGTGGTCAGGTATTTAGGCCTGAACCCCGTCTCATCGCGGGCAACCATACCGTTCAGCCAGGCCAATTGGCCCGGGTTGAGATTGACACCTAGCCATCGAGAGGCGAAGAATCCGATGTCGGTCCTGCCTCTGGACAAATCTTGGGCAATCTCAGCATTAATGTTCAAGCGTTCTTCTTCTTCCCTTTATTCCTAGCGCTGATTGCCTTGGCCTTAGCCTTGGCATCTGACTTGCTGCTAGCTCCCCACGCTTGAAGAGAGAGCAGGAGACGCGTCGGTCGCCCCTTCGAGTCTCGCTCCGGTCCCGGCATGTTACCCATGCGGGCCAGGAACGACGCACGACGCGGATTGTCGCCAGACTTAACTGGCGCCTTGAGCGTGCCACCCTTGTAGGAAGCACGCCCCTTGGCATTGAGCCCACCCTTGGGGTTCTTCCCCTCCTTGCGGGTCCAGGCTGGGGTCTTAGCCACGCTGGGCTACCGTGCGCTGGCCGGCCTTGTTGGTACCAACGAGAGTCTTTCCGCCCTTAGGAAGCTTCTTTCCCTTTGCTGGCTTGGCCTTAGTCTTAACTTTTCCTTTTGCGCCCTTCTTAGCGTATGCATCCATAAGGAACGCTGGCATCTTCTTACCTGGCATTACTTAGCCCGCCGTGCGTCTTTTGGTGCCTTAGTGAGTGTGTTCTTTAGCCTTCGCCCACCAACGGGGACGCCATTGTTGTAACCAAAATCTGACCCCCTGGTTGTGGCCTGCCCGCGCATCCCTTTGCCCTTTGCTGCTTTGTTTGCGAGCAAAGCCTGTCCACGAGCCTTGGATTCTGCTGCATTGGCAGCTCCAATGGTCCTAGGGTCTCTGCTGCCTGTTTTTACATTTGGTCCAAGGTTCTTATTCCCACCCTTGGCGCTTGAGTCAGTACCCTTGTAAATAGAGGCTCGTCCCTTAGGGACTGGCGGCTTTACGCCTTTCTTCTTCTGTGCTACCATTGTTATTCTCCTTTATTGCCGAACGCAACATCGTTCGGATTAAGCCAGCGAAGGATTACCGGAAGAACGGCTGCTAGACCCGCAGCTACGAGTGCGCGAACGCCATCTCGGTTAAGGTCAAGAACGCCGTCCCCAAGCACGATCAGCTGGGCGACTACTGCGGCAAGGAATGAACGTCCCCAGGACGCCACTACTGCCTTAAGTTCCTTGTTCATTGTCTACCTCCTCTGCGATCAGAGTGTATGATCCGCCACCGAGAATCCCAGCCATTGCGACTGCGAGACCTCGATCTGCGTTCTTTTCCTTTCTTCGGTCCAGCATTTCCTGGGCCCGGAGTCCTTCCGACAGAGTCGGAGTAAGATCCCCATTTTCGACCATCTTGAAGACGTATCCGCTTACAAGTTTGGCCAAGTCGTTGTTTGTAGCCTCGATCTTTACCGCCTGCTGCACCTTCTTGGCTACTTCCTTACGAGCATTCATGTGCTCTTCGGTAAGGTGCTGGCGCTTGTGGTTTCCTAGGGTGATCCTGCTGATGTAGGCGTTCTCTGCCTTTAGCCACAGGCTGATCTTGATGTCTGACATCCCTTCGGTCATCTTTCGGTTGATGACGTCCACGAGTGGGCTTGAGCATACTGCGCACTTGCTTAGCATCAGGTCTTAATGATGTAGTTGACCCGGGTCCTCTTATGCTCCGGGGACACAATCATTGCGCCTGAGTTAACAGAGTCAGGGTTTACAGTGTGGGTGTGAGAGTCGGTAGACGACGTTGTGGACGCAACGTTTGTAGAGTGAGTGTGAGTGCTGCTTGCCACGGTAGTTCCTCCGCCAGAAGCAACTGCTGTCGTCGTGCTTGGTCCCCCAGACGTTACGGCAATTGGGTCAACAGTGTGGGAGTGTGAGTCAGATGATGTTGTAGTGCTGGCTACATTGACAGTATGGTCGTGATCCCACGTTGCATTGAGGTATGCGTCTCCTGTTCCCGTCTGGGTTGGTGCCGTCACGCTTGCGCCTACCAGCATGTGCCCGGTTAGGTTTGGCAATCCAAACGTTGTGCTTCCGTCTCCTGCTCCGAACGTAGTACCGATTACAGAGAACAGGTCAGAGTAGGTTGACCTGGAGACTGTCGCTCCAGCGCACATTAGCCATCCAGATGGCACGCTTGCGTTAGAGCCTAGCCATGCAGTCACGGATCCTGCTGGCGTAAGCTGGCTTGTTAGCGCAACTGTTCCGGAAGAGTCAGGCAGGGTAATGGTCCTGTCGGCAGTTGCGTCTGCGGCGGTAAGGATTACTTCAGATGAGTCGTTACTCGTTCCCTCGAACATGACCGTTTTCCCAGGTGGAAGGTACAGACCTGATGAGATGAACGATGCGGCAACTGACCCGCCGGAAATGAAGTCCATCTGTCCTGTGTGAATGATGTCTCCGCCGACAGTAAGGTCTTGTCCAACGTCTAGATTATCGTCTGTTGCTAGGGTGTTTGCTGCGGATCGGTACAGATTAGTGTCTCTGGCCGCTGTCCCATCTCCCCATGCCTGAAACCCATCTGCACGAACTCCCCATCTGGTAGAAGCATCACCATCAACTCTGGTAGTTAGTTGAGTATTTGCTGTTGAAGTTGCGCCAAATAGACCGATTGAACCAGTGTTGGAAACAGTAAGTGCGCCAGTGAGTGTGTCGCCTGCATATTCAAGGTATGCTCCATGGGTGTGTACAGTGGCCGCGTATGCCGCGTTTCCCTCAGTCGAAGTTAGATAAGTCGGGTGCGGGTCTGAGTCTGCTTCATGTGAAACAATCGCAGCTGCAGCTGTCCCGGCTGGGTCATACACACCAGTGTGAGCGTGGCTTGTGGCAGAGATGCCGGCATTGGAAAGTGTCTCGTTCTTCCAGTACCCGCTAGCGCTGTCAAACTGGATGATGTCGTTGTCAGCAGGTGAGGCGGCAGACACGTCGTGGAGCTCGGTGAGCTCGTACCCGTTCTGGACCTTGATGAACACCTCTCCGTTGCTGACGTTCTTCCTGGTAACCACTCCAATGTATACTGTGTGATTCGGCTCAGACGGAGCTGTACCGTAGACCAGGTTACCACCTGCTCCCAGCCAGACAGGTACACCCGCAGCTGAGGCTGCTGTTGTGTCAAACCCGTTAAGTCTACCCTGCGTTACAACGTACCCAAACTCATTGTTGGCTACCGTTGCTTCCATAAGTCCCAGGGTCTTGGAGGAGGTTTCGTCTGTGTCGTAGTCTGCCAGTTGCACTAGGACGTTAGTGCCGTCTGCACCGCTTACGTAGACAGCCTGCCCTTTGTTGATGGTACCGCCGGAGTTGTTCTTCACGTACTCTCGAACTACGTCAGCGACGCCAGATGGTTCCGTCCAGGCCAATCCGGTGGCAGTGCTGGAGTCCGCCGTGAGTACCGTGCCATTAGCCCCAACCCCCAGCCTAGCTGCGGTGTTGTCTGCGGTGGCGGAGATTAGGTCTCCCTTAGCGTCCAGGATGGCGAATGAGGTAGAGGCGAGCTCAAGGGCCGTAACCCTAGCTCGAATCGTAGAGGCCTCATCGGAGTCCAACCATACAAGGGTCGGCTCTACACCGCCAATGTCTTCGTTGAACTCTTCATAGTATTCGTCAGGAATCTCGAACACGGTCTCTGCCGGGCCCTCAACGAGGAGCCCGTTCCACCGCAACGAGATAGGCCTTCCGAACTTGAATCTTGCCATTAAGACTCCTTAATACTTCCTATATATATCCAATCTTGTCAAGCGCTGGGGCCAGGAAGTACCTTGGCTAGCACGTTTGATAGGTGGTCGGCCGCCCTTTCGATCTCAACTTCATAGATATTAGACAAGAGGGAGTAGGCTTCGGTGCCGATTACCCCATTTAGGCACTCAATGGCACGCTCCGGCCCTGCATAGTGGACGTGGAGTAGTTCATGGGCCACAATGCGGCGCTTCTCCTCGAAGGGCAGGGACCAAAAGTCGCTAGAAACCCTCAAGGTGGCGCTCCACAGGTTGTCTGAGACCTCAATATCGGCCCAATTGTCCTCTTCCGTGGGGTGTTTGGACACCTTTACGGCCCATTGGGTCAGCCCAACCATAGGCAGGCACCGGTTTACGTAGTTCTGAAGCTCTTCAAGCGTGTCCATTAGATCCCCTCTAGCATCTTAGCCTGTCCAAGGGCGGTTGAAGTGTCCACCTGGCCAGCAGTCTGCCCTTGTTGTGGCTGCTGTGGGGCTGTTAGCTGAGGCATTGGGGCCTGAGTCTGCTGGTTAGGGGCCAATTGGCCTACGTTAGCAGGGACTGGGGCGCCACGGTCACCAGCAATGGCCGAATACAGTGTGTCAGCGGCCATATATCCTGCCGTGCTCCCGGCAAGGCCGCCAGCGAACCCACCAACTGGGCCTCCGATTAGGCCAGCTGCCCCGCCAAGGAAGCCACCAGCAATCGAACCTGCCATTCCGCTAATGGCACGTAGCATATCTCCACCCTGAGCGTATGTCAAGCCTAGGCCAACAGCAGCTGCAGGTGCACCGCCGACTGCCCGGCTCAGTACTTCAAACCCAGCCTGGACCGGAGCTCCGGCAAGGGCCATTTCCTTCTCGTCGTCGCTCTTTGCGAGCAGGTATGCGCCAAGCGTTCCTGCCACTGTGCCCCCAGCAACGGCTGCCTTACCGCCAATCTTTGGCATCCATCGCCCGCGCTGCTGGCCCATGGGCTCAGTTCCAAGAGCCTCAGCCGACAGCATCGCTTCCTGGCGGTGCTGAATAATCTGCTCAAGGTTCCTTGCCAGCTGC